AGCCGATGGTGCTCATGGCATCTTTCGAATGCTGGGTTTGAACTGATGCGCCTTTGCAGGCACCACCGCTGCGGCTCGGGCGCGGCCGCCGAAGATGGCCGACACGGCCTTTGCTACCTGCTCGCGGCGTTCGGCCGTGGTGACATCCGGCGCCCACGGCGGCGGGGCGTCGTGCGCCTCGCCATCGCGCATTGCCCTCAGGTACTCACTGCTCAACCGGCGCAGCGTGCGGGCCTCCCAGGGCAGGAGCACCGCGCCCGCCATCTGCTGCCAGGACTGCAGGTCTTGCCATGACAACGGCAGCGGCCCCATGCCGGTGTGCGCCACCGGGCCGGCCTCCCACAAGTGCGACAGCAGGTAGGCAGCCGGGCCAGCAGGCGGCAGGTCCGGCTCTTTGCCGGCTTGCTCCAGCATGTCGAGCCGCGACGCTTCGCCCGGCTTGCCGCGCTTGAGCTTGGGCACGGCGTGCAGCCAGCCAATTTGCCGGACGTGCAAGGTCAGCTCGCCGGCTGCTCGGGCAAAAAATTGCCCCAGTCCCCCAGTGCACGTTGCACCTGGTCGGCGACCCACCCGATGGTGGTGTCGGCGTAGGCCGCCTCCAGCGCCTTGGCATCGGTGGCGCCCTTGTAGTCCCAGCCGCCGATGGACTCGGTGCACGCGGCCAGGTCTGCGGCCACGTCGCGGCGCTCTTGCTCGGGGTCGGCCTTCGCCGCGGGCTTGCCGGCCTTGCCTTGGTTGGCGATGGCGGAGGCCATGAGCCGGCGTTCGCGCGCGGCACGCGCGGCCTGGTGCTGCTTGCTGCCGGGGCCGTACAGGGTGATGGTGGCCTTCGCGCCTTCGGCGTTCACGAGCAGCGGCTCGCCGGTGGCCGGATGAAGAAGAGTGATGGTGGCGGTGTCGCGCGCTGCGAGGGTGGTGATGTCCATGATGGGATGTCGCGGGTGGGTTGTGAATGCCCGTGCCGCGACCGGCCGCCATCCGCGAAGGAGGCGAACCGGCCGCGGTCGGTGCTCAGGGGTGGGGCGGTCAGACGCCCAGGATCAAGATGTCGTACGTGACGCCGGTACTGCCTGCGCTGTTGGCCACCAGCAGGATGTTGCCAGTGCCCGCCGTGACGGCGAAGCCGTTGGCATCAGGCGCAGCCAGCACCACCACGCCGCCGGGCTTGATGCTCAGCTTGTCGGTGGCGTCGACGAAGGGTGCAGTGAAGCCGTTGGATGCGGCGCCGCCCACCTGCACGTTGTTGGTGTTGCCCGCCGCGGCGCGGATCACGATCGCCTTGATCTTGGTGAACGTGATCGCGACCCCGAAGGCGTTGGTCAGGCCGCCGGCCAGGTCGATGTTTTCGGTGGCGCTGGCCGAGAGCGTGCGGGTGTCGGAGAACACCTGCTGGATCTGGTTCGCGCCGGTGCCATCGCTGAACGGCCAGTTCGGGCCGTACTCGATAGCGTGTTCGACGGTCCCGATGTCCACCGTGCTCGACAGCACAGCAGACAGGCCGACCTTGAGAAGGGCTTGTGCGGACATGCTGCTCCCCTATCAGGCCAGCACTTCGACGATGCCAACGCCAGCGCTGTTGCTGGTCAGCTCGAGCGTGATCGTGGCGCTGGTCACGCTGTCGACGTTGTTCACGCCGACCTTGAACGACATGACCTTGGCCTGGAAGTAGTACTTGTCGCCGTTCTGGGTGGTGATCAGCAGCGAGTAGTCGTTGTCGCTGATGCTGGCGGCCTTGGCCAGGATCTGGCCCGCATCGTCAGTGTCCAGGCCCAGCTGCATGCTGATGGAGCCTTCGTTGTACGAGCCCTTGAGCTTCTGGGTGGCGCGCGTACCGATCGGGTTGTGCGTGATCAGGTTGTACTCGCGGCCGAACTCGCCGAGGTCGGTGACCTCGCCGATGGTGGTCAACGTCAGGGCGTTGTAGCCGCTGGCATCGTAGGTGGCGGGTTGCGAGGCACTGATCTTGATCGTGGTGCCGGCGCTGGAGCGGACAGTCATGGTGGATACCTCAGAGGTAGGTGGTGATGAGGAAATCGATCGACTGGCTGAAGAGCGCCTGGTCGTCGTCACGGAGCGCCGGCCCGATCAGCTCTGCGCTGACATGGCCGACCTGGACACCCGAGACCAGGCCGCGGAAGCCGTGGCAGGCCGATCGGATGAGGGGCAGCAGCGTCTGCACCGTGGGGTAGTCGGTGGCGATGACGTGCACCGACACCCGGGTTGTTTCGGTGCGGCTGCTGGTTGACGGGTTCACCGGCTTGTTCGAGACGGTGCTGATGTGCTCGGTGACCAGCCCTGGCAGCAGGCAGTCCTGCGGCAGCTCCAGCGGGTAGCAGCGTGCACCCACGAGCGTGGTCACCGCGCTGGCCTGCATGAGCAGGGCGCGGAGGGCGATTTCAGCTTGCATGGCTGGTGGCTATGTCTCGGTGTTGTCGAGCACGCCCATGGGGTCAGGCGTCTGCAAGCCGGCTTTGTTGAGGCGCTTGCGGATGTAGGCCGCGAAAGCATTGATGGCCAGCGCACCACCAGCGTCCAAAGCCGGGCGCATGAAGGGCTTAGGCCGAGCACCCGGGTGCATCACGACATCGCGGTACCGGCCTGCGATCAACATTGCCCGCGCCTTGCCGGAGCGGATCGGGTGCGGCGCGGTGCCAAACTCGACGAAGTGCGCGTAGAACACGTCGGCGCCCTTCTTGGTCTTGCCGCCAGCCTTCACGGTGGCCACCGGCAGGCCCTTCTTCAGCTTCACACTTGTGCGGATGCTCTCGCGAAGCGCGCCGTTGTAGCCGCCGTACTTGACCTGGTTTTCCTGGTTGGGCGCGGCCTGCGGCGCCTGCTCTTTGGCGATGCGCTCGAACTCTTTCGCGCCCACTCGCAAGGCGCCACGAAGGATGTTGCGCTCGATGTTGTCGGGCAGCGTGGCCAGCAGCTTGTCGAGATCAGCCAGGCCGAGGATGTTGGTCTGCAGGTCCATGCTCAGCTTTCGCGGTGCTGCTCGCATGCCAACGCGATGCGATCACGCCGGCCCTTGGTCGCCATGCCGGTGATCTGAAGCAATCGGCCATCCCACAGCCGCACCCGCTGCGTTGTCTCGACGTCTGCACGCCACCGGATGGTCACGGTGGTCTGTGCGACGTTCATGCGCAGCTTCTCGCGGGTCTCTTCGTCGGAGCTGCCTTCGTTGAACCGCTCCACCACCTTGGCCCACACGGTCGCGATGTCTTCCCACGCCACCGTTTCGCTGCCATACGCCGGGTCTTGGCTCACCACGCGGCGCTGCAGCGTGATGCGGCGATCGAGGTCGGAGGATTTGGACATGGGTCAGAAACGAAAAAGCCCGCGGAGGCGGGCTTGTGGTAATGATGTTTCAGATTCGGCAAATACGCAACCGGCAGGGGGTGGGAATTAGAGGCGGGACAGCGCGCCAAGCAGCTCGGACCTTGACAGCCGGTCAAGATTTGCAGATACGCACGCCTTGACCAACCACGCCCGTGTCTGCAGCACGTCATCCCATCCCTGCGTGTCCATCCAGTGATAGTGGCCGCATTTCAGGTGTCCTAGTTCTCCGCCACGCGCAGATGTGTCATACCCCATCGGGCCTGAATAGCTGGCAATCAGCGCATTCCCGAGATAGATTCGCACATACCCGCTGGAGTCCAGCGCAGGCCGGCACTCGACAATCAAGTCATACCACTGCATTGGCGTGATTTGTGCGGTCTGTAGCTGCACGAGTGTTGGGTTTGCGTACCCGTTTACGTCATACCGCACGAGAGGGCGCAGCGTGTTTCCCGTCATCCTAAATTCCAGGTATGGCGACTGTGGCACACCCGCCCCACCGTGTATTTGCAAAATCAATTGGTCATCAGTCGTCGCCGACAGGTCATCAACTTGCAAAAACCGCATACCGATCACGCGCTCGACGCCGTACACGAATTTGCTTGATGCGTTCATTTCGAACGAGATTTCGAGGCGTTTTTTCGTCGCGCCGCCTGTATCTGTATCGTTTTTGTTGACGCGGAACAAAAACGCTTTTTTGGCGGCATCGAGCGGGTCTGCCACAACATCAAAGCGCAGTGCCCCATACGTACCGCCCACGTCCGCGCTGGTGTACGGCGGTGATAGCTGGTCATAATTGCGCAGAGTCTGACCTAGCACATCCATATACCACGCCCCTGCCGCCACGGGCGCATATGCGCTGGCGATGCACAAAAAATCGGTCTTGTATATTGAGTAGCCGTAGGAGTTGCACCAGACCCGATAAGGGAAATCTTCGGCAAATCCCACAGATGGACGGCCAGCGGCAGCACCGCAAAACAGCGTCGTACTCATTGCATTGTCACCCGCAGAGCCCGTAGATCGAGCGAATCAGTGCCGACAGCCAGTTGTCCAGTGACAAACAGGTAATTGGTGCCACTCAAATCAATGCTGCTAGTAGTCGAACCCGTTGCGTTGTTGCCTGCGTAATTCCGGGATGCCTTGTATACGAGGATTTGCGATGTGAGCGAGCCCCGCATCGCCAGATCGATAAGTCCCTGATCGACCTTATTCGTCGTCCGAGTGCTTGTTTCAATTGTCGTGGCCCCGGCCAAATCCGGCCCGATTTTGATCGCCCACGTCTTGCCGTTGGCGTTGTTGGTCCACTCGATACTCGGCTCGATTCGCAGCACCGAATTCTTGGTGAGGCCGACCAGCGGGATCGGATCAAGAAATGCAACCTCGTCTGTCCGCCCAGTGATAGTGTATTGGGCCCCACTCGAATAGAGGATGGCAGGCATGGCATGCACCCACTCGTTGCCGACAGACCTGTAATACGCACCAGCGCGCCCCACGTTTTCGACGAAGTACAGCATGCCCGGCACCGACGATGCTGTAGGCAGTGCCGAGAACGTCGCAATGCGAGCCCCTGACACCGGGGATCGAGTCGAAGGGTCAAAAACCTGACCGCCTTCGAGGTACGGCATGTCGGCCGCGTCTTCGCCGCGTTCAACCTCCCAGCCCTGGCCG